CCATAATCTATCCTGCGTAAAAAATATGTCTACCGATTTTAGTAACCCTCTGTAACTTCCACCCTGGACTAACATAGTCTGCGTGGTAGAATAGAACGTCCTTATTAACAACTATACGCGTATTGATCTCGGAAGTCAATACTTTTTTCGCAATATCTTTTGCTTCAGCATATAATACTGGGTCTTTAGCAGGTCGGCGCATACATGTCCAACTAAACTGACAGACCCTACTTGTTCTCTGATAAACGACAGAGCAAACGTTTGATGGGAATTTGGGATTGCGTGCACGATTCATTGTTACACCAGCAACCGCGATTTTACCATTCCTTGGTTCATTACCTGCCTCGTAGTAAATATTATCAGCAAGGCATGTTATTGCTTTTGCGTTGCTTGACAGGTACTTCCTTTTTTCTTTTTTAATGTTTTTTTGGATTATTTCTTCTTGTTGTTTTTTTACGCTTTGGACTTTTTCATATCCACCGACAGTGTGTGCCATTGCGGTGTCTTCGATTCTTTCTTTTGCATAACTTAAAACTACACAATATATTACAAATATCAGTAAAATTGAAGAAAGAATTTTCAATGTCTTCTTATTAAAGGAAGGCATTTACTATTCCTCGGATTGTTAAACTGGAGAGAGGATTAACCAGTGACTCCCTACACTGGGCACTTTTCCTTGGAGGTGCATTATATTTAGGGTTTTGAGACCGTTGATAGTCTCGTTTCAACTCTAAATTAGAACGGTTGGCGGTTTATTCTGTTTCGAGGGAAACCGCCGAAAACCCAATGACTTACTGCTTACGCAGCAAGCGCAAAGGCAACGTTATCGTTTGCATTTACTTTTTATGGCACTTTGCCAGTCAATCAGTCTCGAATTTCCTATTGTGTTCCAGTCGATCCTAGTTCGCCCCCATCATAGACACACGCCCGTATCGGTCGTTGACTTTATTGTGTTTAATGCCCGATCTGTCTATAGAAAACATTGTACTTCTGTTTTCCAAACTTACATCATTAAACTTTGATCTTATCCCGCTAAGGACTTGATCTGTGTGTCTATGGTGGAGGCGTCGGGTACTGCCCCCGAGTCCTTAGAACTTTTCAGTCTTTGTCAACAACTGATATTATATTTATACTATAGTTTTCTTCAGAAGTCAAGTTAAATAGTAACCATTTTCATAATAATCACGAGTTCTAAGCAATTCCTTTGCCCAGTTATCACGTTTCTCAATGAACACCTGTGGTTCTTCATCTTCAACTGCGATCAGAATTACAAGGTTAGGAACAGGAATACTTGTGCGTTCTTCATACATAATTGCATAAGCAGCAGTCTGCATAAAGTAGGAACTGATATGTTCCTTCTTCTTCAGTCTACCTGAGGTTTTAAAGTCAATGACTGCTCGTTGACCGTTATACTCGGCGATACAGTCAACTCGACCTGCCATGCGCAGATGGTCGCTATACAAAGCAAGTTCTTGACAATGTATATTACTGATGGGATCAAGAATGGGTAGAAATTTCTTGAACATCTCAAGGTCAAGCAAAGATGCGTTTGTACTCGTATACGCTTCTTTTAGATCTTCGTTTTTGAGATATGTCTCTGTTAAAGAGTGAATCTTGGTTCCACGGGTGGATGCCTTGTTAGAGATTTTATCTGCTTCTTCAGCACCAACACGAGCACGCCATTTGGCAATTCCGTCTCGACTTAATACAGAAAGAACGGTGGTAGCAGAAGGATACGCTACACCAGAGGCATTAACGTAAACTCTGCTACCATCTTCGTTCGTAGTTGACTGAGCGAAATCTTTATAATCATATATCGTTTTAAACATAATTCATTATACTATAATTTTGGAGAAAAGTCAAGCCCTTTCGTCAATAAACTCTTTTAATTTAGATTGATAAAAGAAGAAGTAATTAACATCATTCTCTAGTACGGAATAATTTTCATCTTCAACCACGATATTTGCTTCTGCAATTTCTCTATTCAATTTTGCAATCAACTCTGCGTTGTTGGGATCTTCTGCGTCTAACCCATCCAGTTGAGATTGTAACTGAGACGGACGATCTAGTGCTAGTTGTTTTGGTTGGGTTGGTAGACCAGTAAATGCATCCCCAAGCGATGCGTGGAAATCTTCTAAAAATTGTGACATATTTTGTCCTTTCTATGCTGCGTGACGACTCTCATATTCTAACCGTGCAACTATATATTCTTTCACCAGTTTAGATCTAACAATATCGTCTACATTAAATTCGATGGTATTGAACGATGGCATAATGTCAGTAATCGCAAGGAATTTTTGCAATCCAGACATATCGTTCTTCTTATATAGGTCAGTTTGACGGAAGTCTCCGCAGAAAATAACTTTTGAGTTCTTGCCAATACGAGTCATAACAGAATTGAGTTCCATGTCTGTCATATTCTGACATTCATCGACGATTACAATTGAATTGTCTAGAGTGATACCACGAACGAATGATGTGATTAAAAAGTGAATAACTTTTTGTTCTTGTAGACGAACAAAGGGTTGAATATGATTAAACAGATCTTCACAAATTTCAACATATGGTAACGTGTAAACTTCTGTCTTTTCTTTCTCATCTCCTGGAAGATGACCAATTTCACGCGAAGGAACAGCGGAACGAACAATGATCACTCTCTCAAATTTATTGTTATCTTCTAATACTTCTTCAAGTGCTTTATATAATGCGATAAAGGTTTTACCAGTGCCAGCGACACCATGTAGTAGGACTGCGGATGCTTGCTTGTCAAATAATTCAAAAAACTTTCTTTGATTTTCAGTTAGAGGATTGATTGTTTTAAGATCATTTTGTGTAACTTTGCATTTTGAACTTCTCTCCTGAATAAATGTGGCAGGTGGTGGGGTGACGAGTTGTAGGTTATTTTGTTTTCTTCGCGCCATTTCGCAGTCCTTATTTTTCTAGGGTTGATACGAAAAAGGCGACGCCACAATAAGGTGGAGTCGCCTCTAATTTCCGAGGACATCGGAATCTAAAATCGGGATGGGAGTTCTTGTTTGTTCCATACAAGTATTTATTAACTTGCGACGCTCCACCACTCCGGAATCGGGCGATTTTTCCATTTTGCCATAGTTTTTTTTGCACCGATATAATAGTTCCGATACGACTGAATAGAGTCAGGAACTTTGTATTCATCAGGCATAGCAGGAGTTGGTTGTGTGAAATAACCAACAGGAATATTGGCAGGAGGTTGGCGCAACCAGTATACTAGGCGATCAGTCGCATGGATCTTACCATAGCGATGCGTATATTCCTGTAAAAGATCTTGAAACAAACACATCAACCAATTGTAATTATTATTAGACTGCCGAACCCAAATAGCACTGGGATGGTTAATGTGCGATGCCTTGTAAAGCATATTCTCCATACTCTCATTGCCAAGACGCCAACGTTTTATGCGTCGCCCCGAAGAGGCATCAATGTATTCATTACCATCAAGGACACGATGAGCAGTTGAAAGTAGTTGTGCATACTCTAGAATCATCTTGACGACATGTTTGTCGTTGTGATATTCGGCACAAGTTTTGACGTTATTGTCAAGGTAAAAAATATTCATAGTGTATTACTCGTCAAAAGGAATCTCTTCCATGTTGTTAATTATTTCTTTTATCGCAATCTTAGCAACATCACTAATTATAGTGTTTCCTACCGAAAAGTCAAGTGCTTTTCTAACAAAAATTGGATCTAATGCAGTTAACATATCTGCAGTATACCTCTTATCGCTATCTGGATAAGTATTCAATGCAGTGACAACAAGTTCTATCTCAAGATCCGTATATAAACATATACGATATCTTCTATATGATAGAAATCTATCTGGAAATGATACTACTTCGCCCATAACATTATTTATTATTAAAAGACCTTTACTCGGTATAATCCATAGAACATATCAGCGTCCTTGCGATTATTTACCATTGGAAACCCTTTGATGTTCAAACTTGTATTAAGTAACATTGGACAACCTGTTTCTTCTAACCATCGTTCTAATAGTCGATACAATCCAGGATGCTGCTCTTTAGTTACGGTCTGGACACGACTTGTGCCATCAGCGTGGACAATAGCAGGAAATTGATCAGGATATTTACATCTTGAAGTAAATTGCATATAAGGGGATGCCGAAGATGGCATGTCAAAATAGTCTGCTGCATATTCTGCCATAATGACGGGGGAAAATGGTCGAAACTTTTGTCTTCGCTTAATCTCATTGACTTTATCCTTGATATCATGTCTCGTTGGATCTGCTAACAAACTACGATTGCCTAACGCACGTGGACCAAACTCTGCTCGTCCATTTGCAACACCCACTATACCGTCTTTTTTAAGATAAGTCAATAGATTTTCTACAGGATATTCACCCTCGATATTTTCACCGAGATATGGTCCAGTCCAGTTTAACTTCTTACGATTGTTTGCTGCGATAGCACCCAGACTACTTCCTGCGTCTCCAGGATTTGGCATAATCCAGACGTTCTTGAAATACTTTAGTGCGATATGATTCGCAGAGCAGTTAAGTGCGCAACCCCCTGATAACACTAGATTATTTTGCGTTGGGTCTATCTTTTTGGCACGAAGAAGTAGTTTTTCAAATTCTTCTTCATATATCTGTTGAGTAGCAGCAGCGATGTCGTATGGATGTGGATCATCGTCTAGTCTCCACCACTTACAACCGCGATGTAGATTTTCTTTTTCCCACAATCCAAGAATCTCTTCGTAGTAGCGTTGTTTGACACCATATGCTGCCATACCCATTAGAATGTATTCGTCTTCGTTTGGTTTCAATCCAGCGCGATCTGTCATTGCTGAATAGAATAATCCCAACGACTTGGGATAATCCATAGACCACTTTTTCTTCAGGTTATTGTCGTGACAAGTCCAAATAGATGCAGTATCAAATTCACCAATAGCATCAATTACTAGAGCAGTTGCCGATTTGAATGTTGAAGTGTAGAATCCTGCAGCAGTATGCGATTCATGGTGATTGCTAGACTGGACAGGAACATCTACCCCAAAGTCTTTTAGATACTGCTGAACACTGAAACGAGTAAATCCTTGTCCAGTAAGTAGTCTGCGCATTGCTCGAAGTTTAGGTTTCTCATACCAGTGAATTATCTCTGGTTTACCAAACTTCAATGCAGTGTCGATTATTTCTTGATTGATATGTTTATCATTTTTTATTCCGCTGTACCGTTCTGAACTGGACGCGAACAAGATTTCTCTGCCACCGACAACAGTCAGAGCAGCATCATGTGCGTTAGCAGAGATTCCCCATTCAATCATAAATAAAGGGATCTAACTTTCTTATTTTCTTCATTCGGCGAATGTGCGATCTTTTTAAAAAAAAAGTTTTAATTTTTTGTATTAATAATTTTATCATATAATGCCTCCGCAAAAAACACATGGGCTTTTTCAGGTGGGTGTTTAAACCCGCACACCACCCCGCATTCGTTAGACCTATCAAACAAAGATAAGTTTGCATCAATACTAAAATCTAGTAACTCTTGGAATAATTTATTGAATGTCAGTAAATATTGCCAGTTAACATGCATGTCTGGAAAAATATTACCACGCTTTGATTTTGGGTAATTGTAAAAAAGAAGTTCTTTTGGTAAAATTGGTTGCATATAAAAATGATAGTTATTTACTATGCAAAAGTTCTTAAAATTTTGCAGCGCAAACAGATAAGTTTGCATAGTTTTATAGTCATTATAATGCGAATCGCTCGATATAAAATCACGCTCACTCATAACTCTAGAAACAGGGATGCCCATTTTTTCTGGTGAAAAACACAAGTATCTATGTGGTGTTGTCACCCCCAAAAAGATCAGGTCTGTTTTCGGATTCAACTTTCCAGTATAGTGCTCCCGAAATAAATCTAAAACCATATGATCTACTGCAGAACCAGGAACAGCATAATTGACGTGTTCCAACCCAAGTTTATCTGACAATTTAGAAGCATAACTTCTTTTAGAAGAAACATTAACATATTCTTCAGGTGTCATCTTACCTACCTGTGAAACATAGTCTACAAATTTATGCATTGGTTTTCTATCAGCAATCCACTGATGTTTCATTTTATTACACTCATCAAAACTGACCCCAAGTAATTCATGGTCTATCAATTCTGCTCCGGAAGTAAACGAACACCCAAAGGAAATTAATCTTG